CCCAAAGTCTGGACCTACCCCCCGGCGGCGTGACCTCGGCGGTGTGGTCACCGTGCGTTCGCCTGACCAACCCCATTTGAGCCGGGCATGGATGGTCTGAGTGCTGACACCGATGCGCTTCGCCCATGCACTTGCGCGCAGGGCTTCACCGTTGAAGGTGATCAGCTTGCCGGAATGCTGTTCGCGGGGCGCTTGGCGTTTTGTTGCACCCAAGTCCTCTGGTGATGGTGCATCAAGCAGGCGCTTGATCATCGCTTCACGCACAGCCACGGGGTCGAGGTCAGCCATGGTGCAGACCATATCGAAGTCAGGATTTGGCACGGTCAGGTAGCGCCGCGCCTCTTGGGTAGCCTTCAGCTTTGCGGGTTTAGCTACTGCGGAATCTGTGCAGCCGTTAAGGGCATCCTGCACCGTGACCAACAGCACTTCACGCCAAAGGTTTTGCTCGGGCGTTGTCATGTTGCACGCTCCAACCGTTGCTTGCGCCGGTTGTGGCAAGGTGCGCAAAGGCTTTGGAGATTGTTCCGGTCGTTAAACAGCGCTTCGTCGCCACGGTGCGGGATGATGTGATCTACTACCGTGGCCGGAGCGTTGCACATTGCGCACCATGGGAATGCCGCAAGGAAAGCTTTGCGCAGTGCGCGCCATGCACCGTTGTAGCCGCGCTGTGCTGCTGTAGGGCGGTTGGCGTCGTGGCGCTTGTTACGGGCGCGGGCGCTGGCGATCTGACAGGCGCAGCGGGTGCCATGTGCCACGATCTTGCCGCAGGTGCAGAGATGGGGCGGGCGGGTCATGCGGCGCGCCCCTTCGAGTGACGCGCTTTCAGCGCACGCAGGCCTTCTCGGTCGAAGTCAGGATCAAGTCCAGCGTCGATGTTTGCCTGCCGCTGATCGGCTGACATCGCCGGGGTGGTGTTGGTTGCATCCTCGGCACTACCATGCACAGCTTTCAACTGGTCGATGTGACCGTCAAACGCTTGCAGGATTTCAGGCAGGGTGGCGCTCCATGCCGTCTCTGGTGTCCAACCCAGCCAGCCGGTCGCGATCTTATAGGCGTCTGCGTATAGGTCACCCCACGCGACGGGTTTGCCGGATGGAGCCTTTGCGGCCTCGCCCTGATCTTTGTCAGGGGTCATCAGCGCTGCGATTAGAGCAAAGGCGGGTTCGGCCAGCGTCTTGTGGATGGTGACAATAGTGGCACCTTTCATCGCACCCACAAGGCGCTGACCAGCTGCGCGATCCGTAGCAGAATTGAGGACAATTTCGCGCAGCGTTCCGGTGTGGCCTTGCTGGACCTTCTGCAATAGCGGCACAAAGCCGCCGTGCATCCGTTCCAGCACAGTAGCGGCCCGCAAGGACGGCCTGAGCCATACGGTATTGCTACCGTAGGTCAGGGCGATGTCAGATGCGGGCCGGTTGTTCATGATCGCTTACACCGCGCACTTCAGCTTAACGAAGCGGTCGGGATGTGTCAGGTCTGCTCCCACGCGCTTGCGGGCATGGAAGCGCACCTGCCCGTTGGTGGCCAAGCTGTAGGGGTCGCGCAGCGTGGTCAGGCCAACGCGGTCGATGATCCGGTAGCCGGACATATCACCGAACAGGATCGGGCAAAGGCCAGCTCCGATATCATCCATATCCACCATTTCGACCACGGGACGGCCCAGCAATGTCGAGGGTGCGCCTGCGGTGATCGGGTCGAGCACCAGATAACGGCCATTGCCATCCTTCCACGTCCGCACGATGGCCAATGTGTTGCGGTTCATCATCCAGACTGCGTTCTGCGCGTAGGTCGTGGCGATCTTGTGGAACATCGCGATCAGCACATCAGCCGGGTTTGCAGCGGGGAAGTTTGCAGCAACGCCGGTCTTGATCTCGGCAATGCCGGATGCGGTCATGATGCCAACGGGCTGACCTACCCCGGTGCCTTTGACGAAGGCCAGACCTTCGGTCTTTGCGAAGCTCTCGGCAAAGTCGCCCAGCAATTCGCCTTCAAGGTTGTAGGCGTTGTCTTCCAGCAGTGCGTTTGACACGTCTGTGAATGTCGCCAGCTCGTGCGGCGTCATGGTCACCTGTTCAAAGGTCATGCCGGAGGCGGTGCGGTTGCCGATCTCGGATACCCACGCAGCAGATGTGCCGGTGACACGGCGCGGATACACGATAGACGCGGCGCTGATCTGGATCACCTTCGCATACTGGCGCAGCGGGGAAAACTCGTTCAGCAGCTTGATCAGCTCATTGCCGAATTGCTCCGGTGCCAGATAGCCACCGTTTGCGTCTGTGCCAACGGTCAGGGCTTTCACTTCGTCCGGTGTGATCCGTTCCACGCCACGGCGCAGGAAATTGCCGAATGCCTTGGTTTCGGTGTCTGCAACGGGGCCGGTGATGTGAACACCTTGGGGCCGGTTGGCTTTGGCTTCGAGTTGATCCAGACGCTTTTGAACGGCGTCGAATGCCTTTTGATCGGCTTCGGGCGCGTCATTGGCCGGGGTGATCGTCGCGGCGGCAATGGCCTCATTGATCATCGTTTGGATAGCTTCAGGTTCCATGTGTGTTTCCTTGTTCATGGCTGTGTCATCGGACTTAAGGGACGTGATCTGCGCGCCCGGATGACACGGGATGGCGACAACAGAAATTTCGTGAAGGGTCAGGGCGGTGATGGTGCGGCCCTTTGCGCGGGGTGTGGCCTTGTTCGTGACAAAGCCGATGCTCAGGCCGGTGACGGCCTTGCTGCGGATCATGGCGCGCACTTCCCGCGCACGCTCTACATCGTCCACCAGCAAGCGCCCTTTGACGGTCAGGCCGGTGTCAGATTCTGTGATGGTGTCCCAGACGCCAATGACCTGACCTTGATCGTGGGCGAACAGCATGGGCAGGGTCGCGGGCGTGGTGATTGCGCCCTTTTCGATCATGTCTCCTACACGGTCTGGTGTGCCGTAGGGCCATGCTGTCCCGGTGATCTCGCCGGTGTCAGTGACGGATAGTGCCGCCTTAATTTCAATGCGGTCTGTCATTCTGTGGTGTCTCCGGTTGCCGGGGCGGCGGTGCCGTTCCACCGGGCGTCGAGGATGTCGAGTGCGAGGGGGAAGGTTTCGGACATGGGGCGGTTGTGTGCGTATGTCTGAACAAGCTGCATAGCCTGTTGCGGGTGCATGCCAGCGCCAATGAGGCCCAGCCGTATGATCTCGGCAAGGTCAGCGGCATTGAAGTGCATCGCGACGACGCGCTGATAGAAGGCACCGATGCCGGTGTCTGTCAGCCGTTCCAGTTCGGTAATCATGGCGTCGTTTAGGCTGAAGCTATGTTCTGCCGTGCCAAAGAACGCGGAGTGCGTGATCATACCGCCTCACCTTCTGGGGCCGGGTCAGACGCGCCGGACGTGGTGTATGGATTGGCCAAGCTGTTGCCGTCTGGCAAGGGTGCGAGGTTTAAGCCGCTGCGCACTTCATTGCCGGTAATGGCACCCATGCTGCGATACTGCCCATAGGCGGCGGCGCGGGACGCGGCGTCGGTGGTCAGTAGATCGTCAGTGACAAATTCCACATAGAACGCGGCGCGTTCCTCGGGTGTGAACAGCACGCGCGCATATGCCCATGCCCAGCTTGTCAGCCACGGCTTGAGCGTAATCGCGTAAAACTGGCGCGCCATCTCCTCAGTGTTGGACCATGTGCCGCGTGTCAGCTCGAAAAGCATGGTAGGGGGAACACGGAATACACGCGCAATCTCGCGTATCTGCTCAAGGCGGTTCTCGGCAAACTGAGCATCGGCAAGGGTCATGCTCAGCTGGTCATAGCTCATGCCTTCATCAAGAATGGCGGTGCCGCCTGCGTTGCGCCCCGCGTGGGTGTTGAACCACGACGCCGCGATCTTCTTTTTGGCTTCGACATCCAGCACTTTGTCGCTTTTGATGATGCCGGACGGGCGTGCGCCGTTGGCGAATAGGCTGGCGACGTGCTGTTCAAAGGCCAGTGACAGGGCAATCGCTTCGCGGCCTAGGGTGATCGGTGACACGCCACCAAAAGGCTGCACATGCAGAATGTCGCGGTAACTGAAGCGGCGCTGGCCCTGATCGGCGGTTTGCACGATGTAGTAGGGTTCGCCGTCCGGCTCATAGTCGGTCTGGACCGTGTGAGGGTCCAGCCGATGTAATTCAAAGGGTGTGCCATCTGTCAGGCGTGTGACATGTGCGTATCCGTTGCCGGTCAGCAGGGCGTCGATCGTGAGCATCTCGCGCAGCTGGCCTGCACTGGTCCACTCGTTTGCCTCATCATGCACCAGCTTGTAAGTGGCCCGATCTTTGGCGGCTGCTTTGGTGTCGCTCAGATGCACCTTGGCAGGCATGGCACCAATGGTCTCAGCGATCAGCGCCACAGCACAGGCAACGGCAGGAACGCGAAGGGCGCTGTTGCCGCTGACGTGAATGCCAGTTGCCGTAGGTGTCATGCCGAACAACTCGAAAGCTGCCGGGTCAGTCAGGGTCAGGGCTTTGGCTTCGGGCTTTCCGAACAGGCGGTCGAAGAAGGGCATGGATGATCCACAAGTTGGCAATGTGGTATATAGATACCACACTCCCAACACCCTGTGAATCCGATAAATGTAATACTATTACATTTAACTTCTCGCTAAGCGTGCGAGCAGTCGTTGACCGATGATGGAGGTTCTCGTTAGATACCTAACAGAATATAGTTAAGGTAGATAAATGACCGATCAGCAGACATTGCTCGACGATGCGACAGAATCTCTAACCCGGGTTCAAAGTTTTGACCCTGAGGAACTGGTGCAAACTTCCAAACTAGGCGCGTCGAGTTTTAAGCTCGCTGTGGAACCAGCCCGAAAAATTATTACCCTGTTCAAGCAGCTACCGGCGACAACGTTAGAGTATTTTTCGGACACTGAACTGACGGCCGTAAAGAACCAAGCAAACAGCGTTCATCAACTGTTTGAGCAAATACTTGCCTTTGATGTTAATGATGGCGATGTTATTAATCGCCAGAACGCGCTGGTGCAGAAATTATCGGCGGCGTATCAAGGCAACTTCACCCAGCTGTATCCCCTTATTTCTTACTCGATGGCGAAGTCGGTTGACTTTAATCAGCTTGAAGAACAGGGACGCGCGAGCGTTCAAAGTATACAAGATCAAACCAGCAAGATCATGGCGGAAATTGAAAGCCAGAGAGAAGAAGCTCAGGTCATCCTGGAGGATGTGCGCAAAACAGCTGCTGAACAGGGGGTGTCGCAGCAAGCGGTCTATTTTAAAGAAGAAGCCGATGCCCACGGCAGCGATGCAGAGAAGTGGCGCACTTATACCGTTCGAATGTCGGTTGCTGTCGGTATTTATGGGGCCTCAACGCTGTTTTTACACCGTATCCCGTTTCTTGTCCCTCAAAATACCTATGAGACCATACAGTTCACGGTAGGTAAGGTTCTGATCTTCTTCGTGCTTGCCTATATGCTTTCGCTTTGCGCCAAGAACTTCCTATCAAACCGCCACAATGAGATTGTGAACCGACATCGTCAGAACGCCTTAATGACATATAAGGCGCTAGTTGACGCGGGTGGCTCGCAAGAAGCGCGAGACATTATTCTGAACCATGCAGCATCATCAGTCTACCGCCTGCATGAAACTGGTTATGCAAAGTCGTCCGAGAGTAATGGATCTTCTAGCAGCTCTATTGTGGAAATGATGCCGAGAACTTCGATGCCGATAAATGCTAATACAGCTGGTAGCTAAAGTATCTTAGGGAACTTGCGATACTCATTCGCCAACTCTGCCATCATTACGTCTGACTTACCGTAGTCCTTGGCCGATCCACCCATAGCGCGGCCTGTGATGTAGTAGGACGCTTCCATAGATAATTTGCCAAAGCGCAAGTCTTCAAACAGGTGTCGGAAGCCGTGGTTTGGGGCAGGGCGGTCGCCTGTGCGCCCTTTGAAAACTTCGTCGCGTATCCAGTCGCGCAAGTTTTGGGCATCCCGAGACCCGGTGAATAACTTGCCAACGGGCGCTGCCTTTACAAAGTCTAAGAAGCCTTCTTCGATCAATGCTGTATGGATCGGCACCTTGCGGTTCTTCTTTGACTTTGTAGTCCGGCCCTTTGCAGGGTTATGGATGATGTTATAGAAATGGTCATTGCCGATCTTAAACACATCTGCCTTTTCCAGTGTGATCAGCTCACCAATCCGTGCCCCACTGTATGCGGCAAGCCACGGCACCCACCGCAAATGTGGCCCGTCTTTATCGCGAGTCGCATTAAGTAGCTTCCGTGCGTCCGTGAGGGTGTAAGTTTTTGCTGCGCTGTCGGTCAGTTCTGCGGTTGGCAAGAACAGGTGTTCAAGCGGCATACCTGTAGGAAAGAGCTTACCGTCAGATTGGCGCTGGCCCCATGCAAGAACTGCCTTGAGGGTGCCAAGCTTGTCACGAGCTGTCTTGCGCTTGTTACCGTCAGCTAGCAGCATGTCGCGCCAGTTCTCGGCTTCTGCTTTAGTCACCGTGGCGATGCGGGTGCTTTTGCGCCACTCTGTAAATGCCTTCATCTGTGACCGGTATTTGATCAGGGTGCTTGCCGCAACAGAGCGGCCAATGCCCAGTTTTGACTGTCGCTCTTGTTCTGCAATAATGGCCTCGAACGTGGTCCGGTCCATAGGGGTAAAGCTTGCGGTCAAAAGGTCTGGATCATCTGGTGTGCCGCTAAAGTCGCCCCGGTCCCGTTCAAATGTGCGCTTCAAAAACTCGATCTCACCACGCGCTAGCCGGTGGCACAACTGGCGATAGGCAGGGCTGTCACGGTCGATTGTAAGCAGGTGTCGCTCTATAAATTCATCAGCAGCATACCGGATCAGATCGGTTTGCCCCTCGGCAACCTGTCGCTTCAGATCGTCCAACAGGATGGCGCGGCGCTTTTGGTCCAGCTTCAACTTCTGTTCAAGGGCCATATAATCCAGTGAAGCGTCGAGGGTCGCTAATGGTTCTGTAAGGTCAATCTCGCCAGCTTCAGCTTGCTCGACCAATTGTTTGCGTGCTGCCTCAAGCTCAGTCGTCGTCGGTAGGCCAAGCCTGTAGTTTTCATCTCTCTCAAGTTGCTTTTGGTAGTGATCCGTCATGGCATGGTGCAGATCGTTTTCTGTGAAGTCGCGCCGGTTGCGCAAATCGTCAAACTCGGCTTCCCAGCCAGCGACGATCACACGGGCAAGTTTTTTGGCTTCCTTGTAGTCCGTTGTTCCAAGGGACTTGGTAAGCTCAGTGCGTTTGAGCACATCTGTAAGGTCTTGGGGGACGCGCAATCGCGCCTGATAAATAAGGCTATTTCTGCGGCGACTGATGTGGTTAGCTCTGGCCAT